CCGATTGTGGCGCGCCGGTTGTTTGGGTCACGCTACGACCCGGGGGACGGCGTATGCCCGTGGACGCCGTCCCCACGGCCGACGGAAACATGCTGGCCGACTTTGGGGCAGGTGTGGGCGTCGTGGTACCCGCTTCCGAATTGGGTTGGATGAAGGAGGCCACGCCGGACGAACCGTTCTACCGGTCCCATTACGCCTCATGTCTCGCCCTAGGCGACCGACGCGGCCCGTAGCGTCCCCCACGATTCGTTCTAAGGGCCGCAAAGGGCCGGGTTGGGTGGATATGACCCGGGACCGAGCAGGGCAAACGCGTTAGCCTCTCGGACGCGTCCCCTAGGACGTTGGTGGACAGGACCGGGATACACCCGGCGCCGCCCGACAAAGCCCGGGCCCGCGTGGTCGGCCCGGGCTTTGTCATGTCCCGGCGTCGTCGTCGCGGTGCCGACGGAGGCCCGTCCCGGCCACCATACGGACCAAGACGAACACGACGCCGAGGACGAACGCCAAGACGACGGCCAGCCCGGCGTCGGCAATCGCCCACCCGGGCATTAGGCCCGGTCCGGCCTTCCGTGGAATTGCGCGGAGCCGAAGGCGAATATGGACCCGTCCGAGCCGTAGAGCCAATAGCCCGCGGTCGTACCGTCGCCAGCGATACCGATTATTTCGACGCCGGGTTGGGTCACGTCGGGCGTATTGGCGCCGCCCTTGTGTTCGGCGTTCCCGAAGGCGTACACCGCGCCGTCGGAAGTAACCGTCCAATACCCGTCGCCTCCGGTCCCTGCAATCATCTTTCGTCCCTTTCGTTTCGTGGGCGCCGCTCCGACGCCGCCTTGGGCCATTGCGACCACGTCATGGATCGGGAAGCCCGGCCCACAATCCCAATGGTTGTTGTCCGTCGCCGGGCCTAAGTCCGCGTGTTGGCAGACACCGGCGGCGCCCGCTTCGGCCTCGCCTTCGCCCAAGACGCGCAACGGGATGGAGAACCGCGCACATTCTTCGCCCACCCATTGGGCCGCTTGGGACAACATGCCCGGGTGGCCCGCCCAATCGGCCGCGGACCATTCGGCCCACCCGGTCAGCTCGGCTTGAATCGCCCAAGGATTGGCCCCCGCGGCCGTCCATGCCTTGTATTGGGGCAAGACGTATTCGCACACTTCGTTATCGTCAATGCCGACATGGGAGGACACGCCCGACGACGGGTTGGCGAAGAAGTTTCCCAATTCGCGCGCCGTGTCCGCCCCTTGGGCCGTGTGCAAGATGACGGCGCGCACGGTGGCGCCGCCGCGGCTCGAGAAGTTGGGCGACGGCATGGGCACCCTATGAAGTGCCATTGTCGCCTTCTTCTTCGTCGTCGTCACGACGGCGCGCCCAATCTTCGTTCGGTTCGTGCTCGGGATCGTCGGCCGGGTCGGGCCATGTCGGTTCGGATTGTGTTTCGGCCATAGGTTCGTCCTTCCTTGGTTCGTTAGCTTCCGTCCGCGTCGAACGCGATACCCGAAATTGAGTAAAACCCGTTCGGCCCGGTTGACGGCCCGGTATTCGTCAAGTTCAACGCTCCCGACGTGGCGACGTCCATACGGGCCGCGCCGGTCGGCGTGGCGACGGCGAATATTTCGGTATTGCCGGGCCGGGCGCCCGACGGCAGGGTGAACGTGCCGTAGGGTCCCGTTCCCGCGCCTAACGCGGCAGAGCACATGAGGACGCCGCGCAACGTGACACGTTTGTTCGAATCCACGCGCCACGCGCACGGGCGAAACCCGGCAAAGTTCGACCAGTTCGTACTAAACGCCGTGACCGGTACCCACGTCCCGCCGCCGCTTCCGACGGCCAACGGTGGCGGCCGTAGGTCGAACAAGACCGCGCCGTTTAGGTTGGCCGCGGCGCCGGGCACAACCACCCGGTAGAGCACTACCGCGTTGGCCGGTGTGGCCGGGACGGCCGGGTTAGAGGCCGCGGGTATCCCCGTGACCGATACCACAATAAAGTCGTTATTGGCGCCTCCGTCCAAGTCGAAGTCGCGGACTTGGACGACGATTAGGTCAATACGCGACTGTCCGGCCGGGTGCGTTGCCGCGGCCACGGTCGCGACTTCGGGCGCGTCCCAACGACACAACGCGGACCCTTGGGCGGTAACAAGCGGGACCGCGGCCGTACCGGGCGCCACGCTTACGCCCATTGTGTTCGTTACGACGGTCGCGGCGCCTCCGGTCACCGCGGCCGACGGCCACAACGCGGCCAGCAAGGACCGGTCCAAGGTCGGCGTATAACTTCCCGCCCCTTGCCATAGTGGTTGGTATCGCATAAGTCCCTACCTTCTCGCTAGTGCGTCCAGCTCGCGTTGGGCGTCGATCAACATGTCGGCCAACGTGGTAAGCGGGCGCCCAACCGTGATTGACACGTTTTCTTCTCCGTCGTCCCCCACGTCGAACGCGATTCCGACAATGCGGACCAAGGCGCCCGACACGTTCAAGCGACCCGCTTGGATAACCACGGGCATTGTGTCGCCCATGCCAAACATGCCGTCGTAGTAGGCGCCGGGTGCGAGGCCCAAGGCGTAGGACGGTTCCAACACGCCTTCGTAGTTCAAGGCGCCTTGGGCCGTTTCGTTCAACGTGGCCGGTACGTTTATGTCGGCCGACCCGTTGGGCGCGTCCATCCATAGGCCGACCGGCGTAACCGGAACGTTGTTGGCGTCGTTGTTCCAACGCTCGGCGTAAAGTTGGGCCGCTAATGGGTCTGACTGTCCGTTGTTGCCCAACGACCGAATGAAGTTGGCGTAATCCGCGCTGTTCACGGTTCGGGCCACGGTCGACAACGTGGCGCCGTACTCGAGGACGTCGTTACGCGCTTGGCCTTGGGACGGGTAGAAGATTCGCAAAAGTCCCGTGTCGTCGCGGCCGCTGGACACACTTTGGCGCGTCCCGGGCATGGCGTCGTAGTCGAACGCACCCACGGCGCCCACGGCGCCTTGGACGTGGGCCAATTGGTCGAAGGCCGTTCCCAGCTCGGTCGACCCTACGTAAGTCCGCGTCCGTAGGAGGCCGGACCTGTTCGACCGGGCCGACCCGTCGCCCGCGACGCGGGTCGCCAACAAGGGCAGGTATGACCCGGGCATAAACGACGTGACGCCGTCGGTCGTGCGCGTGTTCGCGGCCTCGGACAAGAGGCCCGCGGCAATGTCGTCTTGGTCGACGTTGGTATACGTCAAGGTCCGCGTCGTGTAACGCCGGGTCAACAACGACAAGTAGTCGTGACAGGTCAGGTTCAACGTGTACGCCTGTTCGGTTAGTTGGTCCTCGGCTTGGGCAATGACGCCTTGGAAGTAGGGCACGTCGCGGCCTTGGGCCTCGTCCCATCGCCAGAGCCAAAGGTCTTGTTGCAGCTCGCGGATTAACGCCGCTTCTTCGCTTCGGCCGTCCAAGGTCACTTGTAGTTGGGCCGACGTGTTCAATTGTTGTTCAAGGCGAACCGACCGGGCGCCGGTTAGTTCGCTAATCATTGAATCCTCATACGACGTGTCCGAAAAGTGCCGGTTGTGCAACGTGACAACCCAACGGCCGCGGCCCGGTGGAATAGGCGACGTCACGACAAGTACCGGTCCCGCCATGTCGCTTGGACTTGGCTTACGCTTGTCGTGCTCTCGCCCGTTATCGACATGAAGGCGTACGCGGGCGCCGGGGGCAGGTCGGGCCATGTCGTGGCCGACCAATCAAGTTGGGTCAACCACGGTTGGGTCCGGTCGTCGTCAAGGTAGGCCGTGTGGGCGTCACAATCCACGCCGAGAAAGTGCCCGGCGTCAATACGGACGCCGCCTTCTACGTAAATGCGGGCGTAGAACCGTCCACCCACGCTAAAGGTAACGATGGGCGACGTAATGGGGCCGTAGATGCGAAGATACGGCGCCACGTTGACGTCGCCCGGCGAAGAAATGGTCCCGTTGACCGGCGAGGACGAATCGGCCGGGTAGGTGTACGGATACACCCGGTTGTAGACACGCCCGGCCACGGCCGAGCCGGTCCAAGCCGTCGCCACCTGTTCGGCCTCGCCGTAGGCGTACGGGTCGGCCGCGACCCATTGAAGTTGAATGTCGCGTTCGTTGGCGCCCGCCACCGGCCACGCGTAGGCCGCGCCGCGTAGCGTCATGGTCCGTTCTTCGTTGTTGGCCCGGTCCAACGTGTAATGAAGGACGGGCCGGGCCGACGGGACCATAAACGGAGCGAAGGCGGCGCCGACTTCGTCAATGCGGGCGCCCGCGTTGGCTAACGCCGTGATATTGGCCGACACAAGGCGTTTGCCCATAAGCGTCGTGCGGTCCGTAGCGCCGTCACGGCCCGGCCGGTTGTCCAAGACTTCGCGGACTTCGCCCATGCCGCCTAGGTCAAGGTCGGTGCAAAAGTAACCGCGGCCCTCGAGGCCGATGGTCCGGCCGTCGGGCAGGGCCAACCACGCTTCTCGTACACACGCGCCATTCATACGCCCATCCGCCTTGCCTCCCATGACACGCGCCGCATAAACGAATCCACGTCCATAGGCGCCGCCACGGTGACGTTCTCTATGACCACGGCCGGGCCACCGCGGCCCTTGACGCCACCAACCGGCGTCGACGTCGCCGTCACGGGCGCCGACGATCCGCCCGCGGCCGACAAGGCCCGGGTTGTGTCGGCCAACGTCGGGACCACGAACCGGCCGTAGCCTTGGGTAAGGCCGCGGCCGAGGCCTTGCATGATCGCGTTACCGGCCGGGACAAGGAGCTGTCGGTCGTAGTCCAACGGACCCTTTAACGAAGCAATCTTGGAACCAATGCCACCCACAAAATTCTTGACGGCGTCGAACGCGTCCTTTATGCCACGGCCGAGACTGTCGATGATCGTCTTACCGGCGTTGTAGAGAAGGTCCGTGACGTTGCCCAGCGCGGTCGTTATGTCGCTTGGTATGCCTTGGACGAACGTTATGGCGGTACTAAACGCGGCCGACATGCCCGCGGCGGCTTGGGAGAACGGCGCCGTAATGATCCCGAGGACGGTTGAAAACGCCGTCGTAATGTCACTGATTAGGCCGGTAACAACACCCTTGATCGCGTTGATATGGGTAGCGATGATCGCGACGGCGAGGCCGAACGGACCGAACAACACACCCACCAAAAGAGGCCAATTATTAGATATCCAGTGAAACACGTCCATAGCGACGGTCTTTATCCCGTTGAAAATGTCCACGGCAATCTTGCCCATGTCCTTGACCACGTCGCGGAACGTCTGGCAATGGGTGTAGGCCAGAATGATCGCGGCCGTGATCGCGGCGACGGCAAGGACAACAATCATTATCGGGTTGGCGTCCATAACCAAGTTCAACACGACTTGGGCCGCGGACCATATCTTGGTCGCGGCCGAGGCCAGCATTTGCGAATCCTTCATGGCCTTTATTGCCTTGCCTCCGACCGATACGGCCGTACCGAGGCCCGCCATAGCCGTACCGGCGCCCGCCAACGCCGGGCCGAACTTCTGCCCGAACGTGTTTATGGCGTCGGTCGCCGTGGCGCGCATCGACTTCAACTTCCCGCTAAACGTGTCGGCCGACGCCGCGGCTTGACCCTTCAACTTGGATGACAACGCGTCAATGGCCTTGCCGTTGGCGTTGGTCGCCGCGGCGACGTCGTCGTGGGCCTTCTTCAAGTCGTCTTGGGCCTTGCCTTGGTCGCCCGACGCCTTGGACACGGCGGCTTGGGCGTCGCGTAACTTGAATTGCTCGGCCGTCGTCAACGTCGTCTTACCGGCCAGCTCGGCGTGTACGTCGGACAAGTGTTGTTGGGCCTTACTCATTTCGGTACCCGACTTGGACACTTCGCCTTGGGCCTTGGCCATTTCCGAAGTCGCCTTCTTGGCCGAATCGACTTGGATTCCAAATTCCTTGAACACGCGGGCGTTGCCGTTGTACGCCTTGCCCAACTTGGACGCCGCGGCCTCCAACGAAATGTGCTTGGCCGCGGCTAGGTCGGTCGCCGTGTTCAACAAGCCCAAGGCCTTCGTCGGGTCGCCCGTCGCCGTCGTCAGGGTACGTAAGGCGTCTTGTGTGGCGTCGGCCGTCGTCCCGAAGTGTTCTTGGTGCTTTATGGCCGCGTCGACCTTGTCGGCGTATTGGTCGTAGCTATGTCCGGTGGCGCCGACCGCGGCTTGTAGTTGTTGGTGCGCCGCTTGGTCCTTGCTACCCATCGTGGTTAGGGCGAGGCCGAGGCCCGATACGGCGGCGCCGGCGCCGACCATGACCGGGCCGACTTCCTTGCCGTGTCCCTTGATCTTGGAAAGTTGTTCGTCGGCCGTCGCCAACGATTGGCCGAACGGACCGAGGACGCCCGCTTGGTTCAACATGTCAAGGCCCGTGCGGAATGATTCGTGCAAAGTCTCGCCCGCGGCCTTGGCCTTGGCGCCCATTGTTTCAAGCGTCGTGGCGAGGCCAAGGGCATCGCCCAACACCCGAACCATGATGGACGGCCCGGCCATTACGTCCTCTCGGCCTCTATTACGCGCAACATGGCCGCGTAATCTTCATCTTCGAGCGCGTCCATGACGTCGGGCGTTATTCGCCAGTAGGCGCAAAAGTTGGCGCGGGCGTTTGCGACCCGTTGGCGGTAGGGTCCGGCGTCAACACGTCACATTCGGTGTCGTAGGAATGGCGCCATAGTTCGCCCGGGTCACGGCCCGGGAAGTCGCGCAACAAGGCGCGGAAGGCCACAATGCGGAATGGTTGCGTTTCGGCCAGCTCGGAGAACTTGGCAATTTCCTGTTGGTCGATCAGGTCCAAGACACGTTGGGACGGGAGGCGTCGGCTAAACGCCTCACTGATCGTGACCGTATAGGGCAAGTCTGTTTCGTTCACGCGCCTCCTTCGTAGGTCCAATTGAATCCGTCAATGGCGCGTTGTGTCCCTTCGTCGTACGCGCCCACGGCCGACGTGTCCAACGCGTGCGCGGCGGGAAACAAGTACCGGCCCGACGCCACGTAGTCACGGCCTTGCGGATACCCGCCGAAGTCGACCGGCCCGGCGTAGACAAGGTCGGCGTAGCCGACTTCGACCGCGGCATACCCGGTCGAATCTTCCGCCCTACGGGCCGTGACCGATCCGGCCATGTCGCCCGAATCACGCGGGACCGAGGACCGGACCGCGGCTACGACCGGTTCCGCGGCCCGGAGGCCCGCGTCCTCTAACGACTTCTCCAACGGGCCACCGGGCGCGCACAACCGGCGCCCGTCGGACGCCAACGCGTCGGCGCCGACTATTTCGACGCCGGGTGTAGCCACCTACGCGTCGTCCGCGCTCGGACTGCCCGGTCCCATGTAAAGGCCACCCGACGTCGACACAACGGGAGGCCCGGTTAGTGACCAATCAATTTTGGCCTCGGAGGACGCGCCCGCGTCGCCCAACAGAATTTCGAATGGGACCGGTATGGCCGACCCGTCGATGGACGGGTTACCCGGGCCGACCACGCGCGAGGCGTAGCCACGGGCGCGGAAGTCCGCGGGCGTGCCGTCGGTTTCGTAGGCGTCAAGCGCGGCTTGCAACGTGTCATAGACCGCGCCCGCGTCGAACGATTGGTGAAATTCAACGCGCAAATGCCATTTCGTGGTGCCGGGATAATCGACACTGCCACAAAACGAATCGACCGTGACCAATTTATTTTCCGGCACGACTTCTAGGTGCTTGACCAGACACCGAAGGTTTACGCCCGTCAATTCGAAATAGGCGTCGGTAAGAATTAGTGGTTGCGCGACTACTTCGACCGGGTCCGTCACTGTCATGTTGTGTTCCTTCCTGTTGTCACTGTTGGACTTGTAAGACCACGTCCGCGGCTAAGAACTTGGCGCCGCCAATGTCGACGCGACGCCATGACCGTTCCATTGGTGCCGTGACCGAACGGACCACACCGCCCAAGGTGCCGTCGGACGCCACGACGCCGCGGACGATCCCGATAAGGCCGTCTATGACGTCCTCGCCTTCTAACGGCCCGATACAGATAACCGGTAGCTGGGCCTCGTCGGTGCCCATTCCGGCCACGCCGTAGAGCACTTCGGTAGGACGGCCAACGACCAACGCGGGTGTGTTCAACGTCAACGGTGGATGATCGAACACGGCCACGCCCACGGCCGCGCCGCTCAAGGCGTCGGCCAACGCCTTCGCCACGGTGGCCCGGGACCACGTCACGCGAACACCTGTGGCGTATATAAGGCGTAGGCCGCTTCCGCGTCGGGATCATGCTTCGTCGGGACGCGGATTGCGCCCATGTCCCCCCATGCAACGGTCCCGTCGATTGAATCGCGGCGACGGTACAAATGGGCCGCGTCGATAACCGCTGCTTGGAACAAGGCGTCCGGCAGGTCGGTTGTGTCGGCCGGATAGCCCGCGCCGCCATTGGCGCGGGCCAACCGTTGTACGCCGTAGTCAACCGCGGCGAGGCGCGCCGTGTCGATAACGGCATCCTCGGTCGGGTCGGGTTGCATACGTAACCACGTCCGCACGTCGGGCAACTTCGGCCAACCGGACGCCATGCCTAACGCCTCGGGAATCCGAGAATGGACAAGGCGGCTTGGAGCGCGATGACGCCGACGAACGCCAAAAGCACAATCCATTCGGCGTCGGTCATTTCGCGGCGCCCGCGTTGTGGGACCGACGCGTGGCGTCCTTCTCGCCGTTGTCCTCGGCCTTGGCCGTGTCGCCGTTGCCGTTGGTGGCCGGGTCGGCCGACGTGGGCAACGTAAGGGCACCGGTCGACAAGGGCACGAAGGCGCCCGGGAACGTGGCGCCGTAGGCCAGATAACCGCCATAGGCGACTTCCACGCCGAGAATGGACGGTTCAATGACCGACAAAAGGCCTATGACGTCCTCGTACACTTCGAACAAGGACGACGGCCCGACGATACAAGTTCCGTCGGAAAACATCGGGACGACGATTCGCGGGAGGCCGAGAATGTCGCCGCGGAACGACGCCAACGCCGACCCGCCCACGTCGAACGAATCGGACGCGTCGCCACCAACGGCCGCATCGGGCGGAAGAACGACGCGTTGGGCGTCGACCAACGAACCAAGCGCGGCCCACACGTCAAGGGACACCCACAACCGATCCGGCATACGCTTCGCGGCGTTGTAGGACCGCATCGCGGCCGTGTAAAGCGCGACCGTCCAACCCTTCAAGTCGTCCGTTGCCACGGGTACGGGCGTACCGGTGGCGCCCGACGTGAACTTGTCGGCCACGACGCCTTCGGTTTCGACGGCGTACACGTCGGCCAAGTCGTTGACGAGAATGTCCCACGCGCTCGGACTAGTCCAATCAATGTCCTGTCGCGAAATGTCGACGGACCCACCGTGCGTTTCCTTGACGAACGGTATTTGGGTAATGGACATTTTTTGCGACGGCAACGCCGTCTTTTCGGCCGTCTGCTTGCCCACGCTTACGTGTTGGGTAATCGACGGCCGGGAGAACGTCGTACCGGGAATGTTGCCCAACGCCCGGGCGCCGCCAAGCGACGTAATCAAGGGCCGGTTGGCGTCAATGACGTTGACAACCGGGCCGACGATTGGTTGGGGCAAAAGGCCCGGCGTGTCGGCCGTCGTCTGGTCGGCGCGCATGTTGTACGCGGCTTGTACGCGGGCCATTGCCGCTTCGTCGCGGTTGTGTGGGTCCATGATGCCGCGGGCGCGCAATAGGTCGACCATGAAGGCGCCCGGCGTCCGGTACGGGCAAGCCCGGTCGGGTCCGTCAACGGCCCGGGCCGGTTGGGCTGGCATGGCCCGGGGGAGGCGCGCGACGGCCTCGCCTTGGGCCTCGCGTAGTCCGTCGTACGCGGCCAACGGTTCAATTTGCGCGTCAAGTTCGGCTATCCGTTGGCGGCACGCTTCAAGTAGCCCGCGCTCGGCGTCGACAAGGTCGCGGTCCTCTACTTGTCCAAGGATCGCGTCCATTGTGGATATTTGCTCGGCGCGCTGCTCGCGCAACCGTTCAAGGACAACATTCATGGTTCAACCTTCCGGTTCGTATGGATATTGGGCCAACGGGTGCTTGGCGCCGGGTGTCCCATACGGTGACCGGACGGTGGGCCGAAGGCCCGGGCGTCGGTCGTACGGCGAGGCGTTACGGCCGCGGTACGTCGCTAGGCGCGGAGCGTAGCCGGTCCAGCTCGGCGCGCCAAGCATCCACGGCCGGGACCGGGCGCGGCACCCACGCTTCGCGCGCTTCGACCGAATAGGCCGAACGGACCGAGGACACGCCCGCGTCACCAAATGCGGGCGTCGGCGTTAGGGACACTTCGATTAGGCGCGATTGGCGCCGGGTCACCTTGTCCTTGTGGTCGGGACCGAGGCCGGGCGCCCAATCCTCCCATGCAAGGAATTCCCAATCGGGCGCCTCCGCGTCCATGAAGCCGACCGACAAGCCGACAAGGTCGCCCGATTGGGCCATTTCCGCGGCCCGTTGGGCGTCGGGCGATTCGTTCAACTTCCAAACGCCGTGTAGTCCTCCGTCATGGGTCCACCGGTAGGCATGGCCGACGGGCATCCGCTTATTGTCATGGAACAACAACAGGGGCGCCGTCTTGCCCGACCCGCCATTGGTCGACCGCTTGAACGAATCAAGCGCGTGTCGTTCTACGAACGGGCCGACGTCCTCCCACACGTTGTACGGGACGGCTTGGCCTTCAAGGAACTTGTAGGGGTTCTTGCCGGACGCTTGCACGTCGCGTAGTTGCAACGTCGTTGTGTATTCGCGTTGTTCGTTGGCAATCATGTTTAGCCTCCGTCGGTCGCGCTGTCGGGCGTGTCGTCCTCGGGCGCCGGTTCGTTGTCTTGTGGCGTGTTGGCGTTGGGATCGGTGGGCGCCGCGGGTGCAATGTCGGCGCCGGTCCCGAGCGTGCCCATCGACGCCGGCGGAAGGCCGACCATGACGCGCGCTTCTTCAAGCGACACAATCCCGGCGTGGTACCCGGTCGTCGCGGCCAACATCGACGTTTGCAAGTCCTCGCGTAGTAGTTCGTTCCGGTTGAAGCGCAATTGCTGGCCGCGCACCAACCACGCGTCGGACCATACGTCCTCGAAGTCCGCCAACACGGGCGCCAACGACGTCTTTAGCGCCTGTTGGTATTGCGGCCCGGCCGTGCGGTACGTCATGCCCGACACGGGCGCGCCCAACCAATAGCCGTCCAAGTTGAACATGTTTGCCACGTCCAACAGTGAGAGGCGCCGGGCCTCGCTTAGTTGGGTGTCGCTTGGTGACCATGCCAACGGTTGGACCACCGTACCGTTGGGCAGAATGATCGGTTCGCGCACCGGTCCAGCAAACTTCTCCATCCAATCGGACTTGGCTTGGTCGGCTACGTCTTGGGTCAAGGTCGGTTGTGGCGTAATGACGGCGACCGACGGGACGGCGCCGTTGGACAAGGCGCCGCGTTCGTATTCTTCTTCCATCGCCACGCGGTCAAGGCTGGTCAAGTGTTCTTCTACGACGCCGACGCCGCGCACCGGGTAGAACCGGTCCGCGCCGCGCTTGACGTGGACGACGTCGGCCAAGTTCAACGGTTCGCCCAAGTAGTTGTAGGTCGCGATACCGGTTGTCCAATCGAACGACAAGGTCACCATTTGCACGGGTAGCCACATGACGGCGAGAGGCCACCCGTCCGCGCCGCGTTGGGTGATAAGGCTTATGGCGTTGCCGTTCAATAAGTAATCTTCCACGCTCACTTGGATAAACCACGACGCCGCGTTCAACGGGTCGGGACGTTGGAGAAGGCGCGGTGTCGGTTCGACCCGCGTATAGCCGCGGTAGGCCTCCATCGCCATTTGCTTGGCGAAGCCCGCGTAAAGCTGGACGGCCCGGGCGACCGACGGTATGCGACGGGCAGACAGGGTGTCCGTCACGTAAAGGCCGGGCGCGCCGTAGCCACCTTGGACGGGCGACAAGATACGACCATGTGACAAGAAGGCCCGGCCGTTGTTGGCCGGAACCGTCGCGATGGTCACGGGTCAGACGCTACGTGGCCGTGTGCGCGAATCCAAGCATGGACGGCCACGCGACCCGTTCGCGGGCCTTAGAACGAATCGTGGGCCGTGTCGTGGGCAATCGGGCGCCTCGGTTCCGAGGCCCGACGGGCCATTCCTGTTACACGCGTGTATCTAGTAAACGCGGAAGTCTCCCACCGGCGCCGCCGCGTGGTCGTAGGCCCACAAGGCCACCGTGGCCGCGGTCAAGGCCGCGATGGACACGGCCGACTGTCGGCGTCCCCACACCCACGCGTCACCCACGGGCCGACGGGCCGCGCCCGCCGCGGCCGCGTCCAAGGCCGTGTGAGGCCGGACCGCTAGGGTCCGCTCGGTCAAGGCGTCAAGGAAGCCCGAGCACGCCGCGGCGTAGTCCCGGCCCTTGACGCCGTCGACGGGTTGGCCTTGACGGCCGAGGACGTCGGCCACGTCCAAGGCCGGTCCGGCCATGTCGTAGCCGACCGAGCGCGGGCGCCATTTGGCCCGTAGTTCGGCCAAGCGCGGCACCAACCACCCGACGCCGGGCCGGGCCTCGGCCATTTCCACCCGGGCCTTGCCGTCGGGCGTGCGCCATGCCGCGGCCACGGCGCCGTCCGCCCGGTCGATAGCGACGTCGAAGCCGAGCGCCACGTTGCCCGCCTCTGGCATGGGCGCGTTGCCGTCTTGGGCCTCGCGCCACGCGTCCAACGGAATCACCCGGGCCACCATCGCCACCCATTTGTTGCCATAGGCCCGGGCGAAGTCGTCGGCGCCGAGCATCGCCAACGCGGCCACCATCGCTTCGCGGCCAATCGTGCGGCCGTAGGCCGGGTGATACACGGGCCATGACGCTTCGCTGGTCGGGTCCAAGTCGTCGGGACATGACCAATCGAAATACGCGACGCCGTCGGTACGGCCGTCCTCCGCGGCCATGCGGCCCGCTTCGACCGTGCCCAACCACCAAATGGCGTTGGCATCGCCCGCGGTCGACAACTTCCACACTTGGGCGTTGGGCCGCGTCGCTTGGGTAGGAATTACACCTTGGTCAAGCTGTTGGCCGCGCACGGGATCGAATGACCAACATTCGTCCATAACGACAACGTCCGACGTCTTGCCGTGCAACCCGGCCGGGTTGGGTGGGAAGGGCCGTATGAGGCCGTCGGACGGGCGCCACCGTATGTGTTCGGACCCGGCCATACGGCGAAGTTGGACGGCCGGGCCGAACGGCGCCAACAACGGCCAATGTTCGTTGGTCAACCAATCGACGGCGTCCTTTTGCGTTTGCATCGTGAACCACGCCCGGGCGTTGGGTATGACCAAGGCCCGTTGGTCAAGGACACAACCGAACAACGTCGTCTTGCCCGATTGGCGCGGCACGGTGACAATCACAAGTTGGTAGGCGAAGCGGCCGTTCTCGTCCAGCTCGAGCGACACGTCGGCTACGTAGCGTTGCCACGGCATAAACGGCTTGCCCATCGCGTGGGCCAACCCGGCCACGGCCGGGCCGAATGTGGCCCGGCTAGGTGTGCGCCGTGTCGCTAGTGCCGGGCGTGGGCCGCATTGCTTCGGCCAAGACCTTGTCCCACGCGTCGCCTTGACGTTCGCCCTTGGCACTTAGACCGGCCGCGGCCCGAAGTTGCAGATACACGGCGTTCGCCCGGGTGACGCCGTCGCTGTCGCGCTTGACTTCGGCCACGTCGACGGCCCGCGCTTGGGCACGCAAGGCGGCGCGCTCGGCGCCGGGTATTTCCCGCCGTGTCGCCAAGTCTTTGTCCAATGCCGCTTCGACCCGGCCCGCATGGCTACCCATCTTCCCGAATCTTGGCCCAAAGAGAAAAACAGGCGAC